CATAGTTACCGACGATTGTTTCACCATCTAGCTTTTTACCGATTACAAATTGCCTTGTACGGAATTTGATCGAATCTTCTTCGTAGGTCGGCGGGTTTCGACATAAAATATATCTTGAATCGCTACTGTCTGGCGTAAGGCATCTTGAACCTGTTTTGTCTACATAAGCTGGCGTATCTTGAAAATAAAAGTATTTATTATTTGTAATCCACCACTCGAAACCACTTGAATTTGCCAAGTCATTAAATAACTTCATACCGCTTACAACTGGCTTTATATAGCTTTCTACAAGTGCGCCATTATCAATATTACCTTCGAGAAATTCTTCGCTTGTTGGTGAGGTTGACTCAAGAAAATCGTCGAAAACTCCTTGTACAATTTCTCCTGCATATTTGTTTTGCTCTGAAACTTGAAAGGTCCTTCTTCCAAGAATTTGCTTATATCCTTCTGCATAAAGTTCATAGATCATAAATTCCGAACTTAGAAGAATTTTTTTAGGCTGTTGTAATAATCCACCGAACATTATATCCATAGTTGTTGGATTTCTTATTACTAATTCCATACCCATTTTTATAGCATTTGAATTACTCACAATCCTTAAATAAGCATTATTAGAAAAACTATCCCTTACAACTATTTTTATGCTTGGCAGGTCTGCATAGGCTGTCCAATCATCCCCGTCAATCTCTATTATATAACCTGTAAAATCATATGAAGTAATTGTATCTGGATCAAACTCAACTTGCAAAACAATGTTTGATACTTCAATATTTGTAACTTCAACTTCTGGTTGCAATACTACATTTGATACTTCAAGATTTGTAACTTCAATCTCTGGTTGCAATACTACATTCGAAACTTCAAGGTCAACATCATCGCTTGAATACTCCGCACTTTCAAGGGTTCTAATGTCACTTACAACATCTTGTTTTGACATACCATCCCATATTTGGACTTCGTCAATGTAACCTGCAAAACCTGCACCGCCTGCGCCCACAACATTGCCAAGCTGAAGGTTTGAATTGCTACTAAAGTTATACCAATCGCTTGTGTAGTCCTCAAGTGTTTCGTCAATGTAAATTGCAAAAGTCGAACCTTTTCTCACAATCTCAACATAAGTAAAACTAACCGTTGATACGCTCGAAGTAGTTGCTAGAAGTGTATCCCCTGCTTTGCCTGCGCCTACCCCTTTTGTATTGTCATAGTTATTTCTAACCGTTAATGTGTCGTCATCCTCTAAGACAACATAAAAATTATCTGAATCACTCAAACTACTTCTCGTGTCTAATATAACCCCTGCGGCTGCTCCTGCTTGTACCCAAAAACCGATACTAAAATCCTCATTAAAAGAAATGTTTGTACTAGGTATAACAATATCAGACCCCGCATAGTAAATTGTATCCCCTGCAACTTGCCCCGTAATCGCTGGTGTAACAAAAAAATAATCAATATCAGTTGGAGTGCCGCCAATATTGACCGTATTTGACCCGTAATCATAAACAATTGCATATTTATTCCTTGTAGCATTATATATAACAGTTCCAACGGGTAATGTTATGTCGTAAACAGCTACGGAAGTAGTTGTCAATGAACCGCTGTCGTGCGGAATATCAACTGCGATATGTGATAGCCTAGTATTTAAAAATTTACCGCAAGCACTACCGAATTTTGAGGTATCTGTAGAGTTAAACCCATACGATCCTTGATTATTTGTTATGGCTGTTGAATTTTCGCTGCTGTCTGTAATTGTTGTGCTAGTATCTGCACCATTAAGGTTCAATAAAATTTTTAAAGCATCTGCATTAATAGCCATTTGTTAACTCACCACCTTAACACCTGTTTCAATAGCATCTATTTGCGCCTGTGTCCATCTTGCCGACGTATCAGGGTTAACGCTCCATATATGTTGATAATCTAATGTGCCACCGCTCATTGTCTTTGTGTCCCCAACGTAATCAGTCGAGTTAGTTCTTACTAAATGTTGAAATTGTGACCCTGCACCCGCTTCTTTTGCATAAACTGACAAACTAACTGCATTAATTTGTACCCCACTATCAACACTCTTATCTGCGACAAGTTCTTCCATGTCAAAGCTATCTATATCATTAGTTGTGTTACTTTGTATATAAGAATACTTTGAACTTTTGTCATTTGAACCATTTGCAACCGCTTCCCAATGATTTGTAATCGAATATGGTTGAAACTTAAAAGTCCTTATTACGTCGCCTGCGTTTTGTGAGGAATTTGATACCCCAATTATGCCACCTGTTATATCGGATGGATATGTTGTAGCATTATATACATTATCTCCACTGATATATACGACACGTTGAATATCTGATGTATCGACGTTGTACACAACATCCCCTGACTCTAAATTATGACCAACTATAGTTACGTACTTATCGTCACTTACTGTCGTTGGTATAGTATTAATTATCTCATCTTGGTAGGCGTACGTTAATATAATATCGCCTTCTGCTTGACTTGTTACACTTGAAACGGTGAGTGTGTTAGCATCACTAACAGTTACCACTCTATACTCATTTCTTGTTTTATTATAAATTATGTCGTTTGTACTCAAATTATGTCCTGTTATCTTGATTGTTGTTGTGTTTGTGCTTGCTTCTGCTTCTGCATATCCTGCACAAGAATCAAATTGAGAATAGTTTCCCGCTGCCTTTGGTGACAATGCAATTATTGTTCCCGCCCCGCACCAACTGTTATTAATAGTTCCTGTTGTATCGTTTAAAGCTATGTCGTCAAAATAATGATCGTCTGTACACCCTCCCGTGCCTGTTCCGAAATGTACAAGCTGAACATTGTCTGCACCTGTGTTGTCAGAACTATCACTTGCCTGTGATACATCATCAATTTTAAATTCATACGCCCCTACGGTAGCCGAAGCCTTAAAATAAAAGTCTATCTTATACCATTGACCACTAACAAGTGTTATCCCACTCGCAACCGTTTGATAAGTTCCGCTCGTTTTTACTTTAAGTTCATATCCTCCGCTGCCTGCGTTAGAATATAGACTCATTAAGTACTCATCATTAATATTTTTTAGTGCAATAACTTCTCTTGCGTCGTCTGCCTCCTCAATCGTAACTTTGTAATACACTCTTAAATAAACTTCGGAATAAGAACTATCCAAAACTTTAATCGATTTAACAAGTGCTGAAGCCCCATTAATTCTCAACGCCTTCTGACTATATGCATTTCTGCCTGTTGCTAGTCCAATGTGATCTGGAAACGCAAATTGATCACTGGTAGATATTCCAACATCTAAACCTTTAATTTGCGAAGGTTTTGTGTTCTCCATATATTGTACATCTGGTAAACCTGCCTCAAATCCTTCTTGCCATACTCTAGCCATAAAAAACACCTCTCTTTATTTAATAATTTCCTTCTCTTTTTAATTTATTCATAAAGTCGTTGCCTATGCTGTCAATATTGCGACTATCAATTACATTATCTTTTACAACAACATTATTATATACAATCCTTTGACCGCCTGCGCTTAAAGACATTCCAAGCATTGATTTAAGCTTTGAAAGAGGTGCAATAACTTCTGGATCAATACTGGCGTTTGGATTATCCCCAACCATAGCCAAAGAAGGACCTGTTGCAATTCCACCCTTAGCCAATTTAGGAATTTTAACGCCCAAATTAAAGCTTTTACCTCCAAATTTCGGGACCCAATCAGGGATTTTTATACCTGATAATTTACCAAAAAAGCTATTTAAACCGCCAATTATTACATTAAAAGGAAGCTTGAAACCTGCTACAATTCCTTCCCAAATCGAAGTAAATATATTCTTAATATTTTCAAATGCTCCTTTGAAATTTCCTGTGAAAACATTTTTGATAAAGTCAATTAAGTTACTAAATATGTTCGTAAGTCTTTTGACTTGATCTGTAACATAACCCGCAATCGATTTAAAAACATCTTCGAAAGTAGCTTGTAAAAGTTCTAAATAAATCATTACTAAGCTTAAATACTTGCTTATCAATTCCGCTAAAATTGCAATTAGAGGCGTTAACCCTTCGCCTATTAGTGCCATGATAGGGGCTAAAATTCCTAAAAATAACTCAATTATTGGTTTTAACAAATGAATTATATCGACTAACAAAGGAACTAAATTCTTTATTAAGTCAATCAATACTGGCATTGCCATTTCAACAATTTCAATTATTGCAGGGGCTAAAAGTTCGAAAAGTTCTACAATTACTGGTAAAAGTGCTTCGATTAATTCACCAATCGGCGGTATCAAACTCAAAAGCAGGTTTGAAAGTATAGGCAAAATCTTTTGTACAACTGGCATTAATGCCTCAATAACACTTTTTATGATTGGTATTAATCCCTGTCCTAACTCAACTAATAAAGGCTCAACACTTCTTTTCAAGCCTTCCAACATTTCACTTGTCGAACCATATTTAATATTTTCCATTTCTCCAAGCTTATCAACACTTGAATCAATAGTACCGTTCATACCGCTTAAGGCATCAACTGCGCTCTCTCCTAAGTCCTCAAATTTAGTACCAAATAAAGCAACACCAATCGCATTTTTTTGCAAAGGGTCTTGAACTTGGCTTAATAAGCTTGTTACTTCTCCAAAAGCCTCGTTTGCTGTTTCTCCACCTTTGGCAAAAGCGTTAAAATATTCCTCTGCATCTAGCCCCAAAGCTTGAAAAGCCTCTGAACTTGCCTTGGAACCGTCTTTACTTCTTATCCCAAATTCTTTAATGGCATCGTTAAGATAATCTAGTTGAAAAGCCCCATCCTTAGCCCCTGCGCTCATCATGTTAAACGCTTGCTCGGCTGAAAAGCCCATATCACTATAATAAACTGAATACTCTGCCAACTGGTCGGCTAAATCCCCGTTTTGGTTTAAGCCCTGTTGTGCGCCCTGTGCTAATAAATTAAATGCCTCGTCACTTGTTATACCAAATTGCTTAACAAGGGAATTAACGCCCCTTATAGACTCTGAAAAATCAATTTCAAATGTATCTTGCAATAAATAAGCCTGTTCTGTAACTCTCTTAAGTTCTTCGTCGGATAAATCGCCCATTTGTTGATTTACCAAACCCATTTTCTCTGCTATATCTTGAAAAGACTCACCATAATTATTGGTATAAATTGATTCTAAAACACCTTGATATTTTTCTGCCTCGTCGGCTCCTTTGCCCGTCGATGCAATAAACTGATTCATTGCCTTGTCCATGTCGTCGGCTGCCTTAACCGCCATTGTGCCGATTCCTAGGACGGCAGCACCTAAACCAATTCCAATGGCTTTGGCTCCTGCCTTGGCTTTGTCTTTTAAACCTTTAGAACTGCTTTCAACTTGCCCTTCGGCTCGTCGCATATCGCTATCAACTTGACTATCATCTATCACGACTCGATAAATAACTTGACCGTCTTGATTTGCCACAAAATCACCTCTTTTTTTTCTTTTTAGGCTTTTTCTTTGCTACTTTCTGCAAAACTCCAAATAAAGAATTAAGTTGATCTTGAAATTCTTCTTCTTTTCCTTCTAACTGATAATAAGCTTTTAACTTCATTATTTCCTGTCTTTCTTTTGCATTGTTTTTAGTAACCTCTGGCACTTCCATTGAGCGAATTTTAATAACTTCTGCCATTTTAGTATCTTTACTTAATCCGTTCAATAATGAAAGAAATTTAATCCAACTAAGCTTATCGAACTGCTCAATTAAGTCTATGCCATAATCTTTCCAAAAAGAAGAATAAATATATTCAAAATCCTGTTTAATGTTCATAACTTCTTTTTCATTTTGAGTTTTTTTCTTGCTTGCAAAACTATTGATGTTTTCCAAAATTTTATTAACAACCTCAATCTTTTCTGATGCACTAAAATTATTTTTAGAGTCAAAAAAACACTCAAAGGCATGTATACCTTTTTCTATATCGTCTAGGTCTTTATCCTCAAGTATGTCTATAGCCTTTAACGTTCGGTTAAAGGCTATATTCACATTATAAAGTTTGTTCTTATATTTAATTTTGGAATCATCAACGTATAAAATATTATACATTAATTAACTTTCCTCCCCTTAATTTGCTTGTTTAATTCCTTTTGTTTTTTGTCATGAAATTCTTTTATTTTAGGTACTAAACTAAACAAAAATGGGATAACTTCAATTAACATTTCCTCGGTATGTCTTTCTGTAACTATCTTTTCGCCTCTTTGTCCTTCTGATACATCACTATAAAAATCTAGGACATTATCGGCATTGTGACCAAAAAATATTTTTACAATTTCAATCGTTTTTTCGCCTAGCTTTTCCAAGTTCTCCAGAATATTTTTTCTTCCTGCAATGCAACTTGTAAAACTTGTAACT